AGAAGCACAAAACATTCAAATAAGCTGATGCTATGATAGGAGAAAAGATATTTCACAACGGCACGATGCTGTATCATCCCGAAACGTACGACGACGGCTTGACCTACGGCTGCATCTTCAAAGACGAAAACGCTTGGGCAAATGAACCCGACGCAGCGTGCTACATCCCCGAACACGCATTCGACGACTTGGAACCGATTGCGATTGACGGCAAAGACTTCTACGAAGTCCCCGGAGATTGCATCTACACACGAAAAATCATTCATTCAATGATTACAGACAACCGCAACGAACCCTACTATATCGACGACGATGATGAAGACATCAACGATGACCACTTCTTCTCGGAGCTGTTATGGGCGTTCCCTGAAACATATTTAGAAGAGCATTATTACTACAAAGACTGACACCATGAGAATAGACCTCCCTGCAATATGTGTGACATATATAACATTCTCACACAACGGCAAAATAACAAGAGACACACGAAGCCTCTCGATTGTCGATGCGACAAAAGAAGAGATAACAAACTTAATCAAAGAGTTATTCAAAGATGAGCTTGACAGGGGAAATACACCTGCTCGTCAATTCACGAAACTGACAGTGAAGATATGCAACTCTGAAAAGAAAACCAAAGACGAGTTCTCTTTCAGATTGTATCGCACTGACGTAAACGCAATAGAAAAAATCATCAAACATCTTGACGTATGAAAAATATTTTTCAACAAATGTGAAAGTTTAAGAAAAAATGTGTAATTTTGCAGCGTTCAAACATCAACACTATGCAGACAACTTATCAACGTAACGGCTATTCAATCCGTTATTCAAAGAGACACGACAATTGGGTAATCAAGCGTGAAGGGCAGACTATACAAGAGTTCGCCTTCTGCAAGGACGCCCTCGAATGGGCAGAGGCGCAAACACCGAGAGCCAAGGACCTGGCGTTACGCATACTCGACGTCGTAAAAGCAGAAATTTCAAAGGACACTTACAACGAGTGCCTGTACATCATCAACAACTATTAAAATCTTACAACAATGATTAAAGCGTATGAAGCAGCAGACATCCTGCGTGAAAAACTGTCACAAGGCGAAGTGAAATTCGTGTTCAAAAAGAAAGACGGCTCCATCAGACCCGCCATCGGCACAACCAATCTCGACCTCATCCCTCAGGACTTACACCCGAAGGACATGGACGGAGAGTACAAACCAAAAGACGAGACAAGCGTCACATTCTTTGACTTGGAGAAAGTAGTATGGCGTTCTTGCAAGTCATTCAACATCAAATCTATTGACGGCGAGGAGGTGGAGTAATGAAGAAAGCATTAAATGAAATCACAATCGAAGGCGTCACCTACGTCAAGTGCTGCATACCTCAGACGATATACGACCGCAGTTCTTGCGCCTGCGTCTTCTGCCACGAGGCGGTAAAGGAAAACTGCGTGGGGTTCCCGAGCAGCGACGCCTTCTGCGGTGACGAAGACCAAGTGTGCTACGTCAACTTCGAGAAAGCCACTGAAATGAACAACGACTAAACAAAGAAAGGAGACAATGATTATGCAATGGTATCAAGTAAGAGAGCGTATTATGGAAGACCTCAGCGTGGGCAAGCGCAGGGCTTCGAACATCGAAATGGAGTTCCGTCGCAAGTATAAAGGCACCAAAGACGCCATTCAGAGAGTGTGTAAGGTATGGTACAACGACAACGGTCGTGTCACCTTCAAACTTGAGATTAACGACAAATACAAGGAGATTTGCTTATGATACAGACATCCAAGACGCACGAGACGACTGCCGAGCAGGTGAAGTCGTTCCTCAAGAAGATTATGCCTTACAATAACGACGACTACTACATCGCCACCTACTCGTCGACATTTGACTATCCTCGCAAGGGAGGCATCACGATTGAGATTGACGCCTGTCGCATCGACGAGATTGTGGACGCTGCGATGGACTGCAGCATCGATGTAAGGGCAATCACCGTCGGCACTAATATGTCAGGACATCTAAGCCTGCACATCAGCAACTTCAAGGGCGAGTGGGTTGTCTACACCGACGAAGCCTGTGAAGAAATGGAAAACGAAAACTAACTACTATGGAAAGAGTAACATTCAAATCATTAAGAGAACTCGTTGAAAAAGTCAACGAGAAAAGAAACACCGATATAACCGTAACACCAAACATATACGGCTACGGAATTATCGACGGAGACCGTTATCCCAACCTATTTAACGGAAAAGCAAACGAATGTGCAGCGTTCCTCAAAGGTATGCTGTGTGAACCTATTATTAACAATTAAAACACAAAGCAATGTACGACATTATCACAGCTATCTTTGAACTTGTTGGTAAACAAGTTTATGTAGACGAAAACCTGCTTAGCAGAGATTCTTTTATCGGAACAATAGACAAAATTGAAATCAGATGCTCGAGTCACTGCACACTTTTTTTGGCTGGGAGCAATCCCAAACAACCACTCGTGGAACTGAACATTTCACGATGGGAGTTACAACAACTTGCTAATAATTGGAAAATCAGCAGAAATAATCATGAAATTTATTTAAAATCAAACTAAAGAAAGGATACAACAATGAACAAATCAGACAGAAAACAAATCGAAAAATGGATTGAAAACCTTGACAAAATCAAATGTGGCGTCGAGGAAATGATGGAAAACGAGCAATCGAAGCTCGACAATATGCCTGAAGGCTTGCAGGAAAGCGAGCGTGGCGAGAAGATGCAGGAAGGCATTGACCAACTCGACTATGCTAACGACAGCTTGCAGGAGGTAATCGACTATCTTCAGGAAATCATCGACAACGCATAACACCATGAAAGCAACATATCACTTCAGCGTGTATCGCTACGAGAAAGGGTTGGAGCAGTGCTCCGTACCCTGCGAGATTCTTGACGAGAGCAAGACCCGCTTCAAGATAAAGCTCCTCGCATCCAACGTCAACGGCAGAAACTACGGAGACGTCATTTGGGTGAAACGCCACAAGGTGACCTATCCCAAACCCGTAGTCGATACCACTGAAGAGTGGTGGAACGACTGAACGGACTATGAACTATAAGACGATACACAAGAGCGAGACGGACATCGAGGTCCTTGGCGTCGGCAAGTGCCACGCATCGGTCCTCATCCTCGACGGCGGCGGCTACCAATGGCGCATCCGTTGGAGAAGGATATCGGTAGTCGGCGACTGCCACGTCAGCAACAACATAGCTCTGAAGAGCGCAATCAACAAATTGGCAAAACGATTAAAAATAACAAAATGATATTCTTGGCAATCCTGCTTGCCCTTATGGGCGACAGCTACAAATCCTTAACAAAGTAAATCATGGCAACAAGACGACAAACAGTGGTCAACGGCGACATTCTGACGGTAGAGGTCGACCTTGAGGAAGGCATCATGAGATGGTGGCTCACAGACGAAGACAAAGAAGTCCAAAACAACGGAGAAATGGACATCGAGGTTTATAGCGACAACTCTTGGCTCCCATACGAAGAGACACATAGACCTGAAAGATGGATGCCTCGCTCGCTCGAGCCTCTAATATTCCGTCTCTTATATAGACTCGGACTCAAACAGACTTACGACTACAAAACACAAACTTACTAATCATGAACGAAATCATAAAAGTAAAATCAGGCAAGGACATCCTGAAACTTGCCGACGAAAATAAAAAGACTCCGAGACAGATATTCGGTCGTTTCCTCTATGAGGGCGAAATCGGCATCCTCTTCGGGGACTCAAACACAGGCAAGACCATACTCGCCAACGACATCGCATTCTTCGCTGCTGGCGGAGGTCACGAGTGGAAAGACATGACATCACCCAACATCCCCACGATGTACGTGGATATGGAGATGACGCAGAAACAGTTCATCCAACGCTACCATAACGCAGGCGACTACATCCCCGACAACTACACGAGAGTCGAAGTCGACTCCTCGGCGGGAGACGACACCGTATTCGCAGCCCTCAAGACCAAAATCATACAGATGCAGGCTCTCGGCAAGGACGCCCCGAAGCTCATCATCATCGACAACATCACCAACGGATTCGGCTCTATCTTCTCAGCGAGCCAAATGAAGGGGTTTTTGGGCGATTTGAAGACACTTCGTGACAGATTCGGGCTGACTATCCTCTTAATCGCACATTGCCCCAAAAGGCGTAAAAACGCCCCTCTCGAGCAAGACAGCCTCGGAGGCTCCAAGATGATATTCAACTTCGTTGATAGTGGCTTCGCAATCGGCAACACAATCCACGACGAGAACATCAAGTACATCAAGCAGGTTAAGGTCAGAGCCGACGAGAAGCTGTCCGACGTCCTGACGGTGCAGCTCACCGACGAGCCGTACCTGAGCTTCAAGCCGATAGGCTATGAGATGGAGAAGTTCTGCCTCGAGAGCTGCTACTCGATAGACCTCACCCCTCTAATCACTCCCGAACAGGAGATACAACTCACCAACCTGCTGCCCGACAGGACCAAAGACTATTGGGAGATAGCCGCAGAAGTGGGGCTCACGACGACGCAGGTCATACAATACGCATTGGCTAACGGATTAAGATGTTAAATTATGGGAAAGAAAAAATATCCACCAACAAAACTGAATGTGTTCAACACAGAAAAAAACCTGCAATTCGACGTTGATACACCAAGGTTTCTAAAAGAGGTTGCTGAAACCAGCGGAAGCACGATGTATGCTATATGTTGGAATATATTTCGTAAAATGTTGGCGATGGTCGCAGAAAGAGCTACGGAAATAAACGACCCTATACTAAACACCATAATGCTAAGGATGAACCTTTACGAAGTACCAATAAAAGACAGACTCAAATTTATCGAACGAATGAGAAAGGAGTTTGAAGATGACAACTAACCTCACAGAAAACTCACCAACTGAAGACCTCGTCAAGGCTTGGCATGACGTAGACGACTACACTGACAGGGCGATGAGACCGATACTCAGCAAGCTGCGCAAAAACAACAAGACGTTTGCAAGACGTGTCAACACCCCATCCAAACTCAGGGCACTCTATATATTCTTCACTAAGAAGAGAGGTGTCACCAATATGGCGGGCGTGCTTGTGGACGGCTCTGAAGGTACGAGTGTCGTTACCACGTCAGGCGGGATAAGTCAGAACGTCAACGAAATGCACGACATCTTCATCCTCAGAAGTCACGCCGTCAACAGATATATGGAACGCCACGGCTTCGATGGGACATTCGACCAATGCCAGGAATATCTCTTTGCAAATCTTGTCGTAAACCCACAAAATCTCGACCCTTATACCAAAGAGGTTGTGATTTACTTCAACCACGGACTATTCCTCGGCACATTCAAAGACAATAGATGTGTCGTGAACACTTGGGTCAAAAACACACAGCTGTACATAAACCAACGCCTCATCTCGAGGAACCTGCAAGAGAAAATGGAAAAATTCTTAAATCAATAGCACTATGAAAGTAAAAGACCTTAAACAATTATTGGAAAAGTTCGATGAACAGCTGCCAATCTTTATTCAGTTAAAAGACGAGAGAGGGTGGGGTTTGTACATCACAAGCGCTCTGCACCCAAGATATATCGCCGAGCAAATGAGCGATGACATTCGCTACCTCGCATTTGGAGACATTGTCAAAGAAAACAATGTCGGCACCAACTCAAGCGACGGCACTCTAATAACTCATGTCACAAAAACAAATCAATAAACTATGGGAATACAACTTAAAGATTGGGAAGAGAGCAACAGGGCTTCCGTCAAAGCAGCCATCGAGGATTTCAACACTGACAATGAACCGCAGTTTGGCGTCATCCTCATCTCAGCAAACAAAGGATGCGTTGGTGGCAATTTCACCGCCAATGCTATCAACCTTGCAAGAGCCATCAAGCAGATACCGATGTTCGGCATGATGGTTAAAAGAGCGCAAGAAATGGCTGCCGGAGACTACCGATTCCTCAAAAATGTTGCCTGCAAAGGCACCAACGTGGACAAAATCGTCAATAGGATTTTAAAACCATATAATTGATTACCAATAACTTGTAAAATATTTTCACAAAAAATGAAAAATTTTTGTCGCACGTATGAAAATAGTTCGTAATTTTGCAGCGAATGTATAGGGTTATAAAAACATTGCAATAATTATGAACTGCGAAAATATTGAAATAGAAAAGATAAATTGTGTGGGCGAGTCTCTTAAAAAAGAGGCGCTTTCGTTCTGTAAGTCATATTGCAATGGAACATACCCATACATTCACCAGCTCACACAACCCTATAAGGACACTCCCAACCAAACGGAAGAGAGTGTCCTCTCTTTTTCCCCGAGAAAGCAACTGAACAAACCTATCTCCATAAGCAGAACGCTCTTCAAAAAGATGGCGCAGGATAAAGCACTCAAACGTGCCATCGCTTTCTCAATAACAATCAAGTCTTACATCTACTGCGGCGTGGCAAGCAACTTCAAATACAAGCAGCTCGCACAACTCGCAGGCGTCTCCGAAAGCACCGCAAGACGCTGCATCAACAAACTTATCGAGACAGGCTATGCCAAGAAAATAGGCAAATACGAACAACATCTGCAGTTCCTCGCCGTCGATAAACCGTATAACAATGTAAAACTCAACCGTAAATTCGACTTCACATCATTCCATAACACGATGCTCGGTCTCAACGCAGCATCCGTTATCGAAGCGCAACAACGAAAAGATTATGTAGTACAGCAAGGTTTAAAGCTCAACGACCAAGCAAGCGACATGCACCAAATACGCAGAGCTTGCAAAGTCTTAAAGAGGCAAGGGCTACAGTCAGGAAAGGAGTTCGCCGACAACGGAATATCACAAGACCGCATCTGCAAGGAAAACAAAATAAGCAAGTCATCACTGCATCAGGCTATCCTCTACGCCGAACACAACGACATCTACCACCGACACAAACAATACGCCGTCCTGATGGCATTCGACTCGGCATACGAAGCCTATGGAACACTCTCCACTATGAAAGAGGACGCAAGCGAAACTTGGGTCAGAAACATCTTCAACGGCGCAGCTCGCAAGATGAAAAAAGACTACAACCGCAACAAAGCGAAAATCTACAGCCTCAACATCAAGAAAAAAGCGGAAAGAGCCTTTGTGGTATTCGAGAGGACTTTTGCCAAATACATCCTGGCATTCCAAACAGCGATGACTTACGAAACAAAAGAGACTGCAAGAGAAAGATACGTGTACGCTAACACAGTGCTGTGTCAGAGATACGCCCTCCCAAACAGCCTTTAAACATTTACAGTACAAATTTGAAAAACACAACATTATGACACAAGACGGTATTAACTGCATTATTACAGAACTTAAAGAAGGTCAGGCAATCCCCGCTATAGCACAACGCTATGGTCTCACAACAGACGAAGTGGAAATCGCAAGGGATACATACGAATATTTCAAAATAAAAGACAAAATGCTTGCCGACACACTCTTCGAGTTACAAGAACTCTACAAGAAAATAGCACACAAATTCTTAAACGAATAACATCATGGTTACGGAAGTAAGGATAAACAACGACAACACTCCTTTCCCTTATGCCTGTAAGTTGCCTGCATTCAAGAAAGGTCAGACATACACCTTCAAGGAGGGAGTGAACATCATCGTGGGAGAGAACGGCTGCGGCAAGTCGACATTACTGAATACCATCAAGGCGTACCTCACCATAGACAACATACAGTGCGGGCGAGGAGCATACGACCATTGCATTGATATGCTTTATAAGACATTCAACCAAAAACAATTCCTAGACGGAGCTGATGTTTATGCCGACTACGAAAGAAACACGTTCGCCTATCTTGAAATCAGAGACCAAGAAACAGACCTCGTGATGTCTTCTTTTGACAAATTTGTCGCAGCTTATGAGGCGAAACACATCTCGAGAGGTCAGTCGGTGACGTATTCAATGGAGAAGTTCCTTGAAGAGGTATTCTCGGAAAAGACAAAGCATTGGTTCGATTATCAGCAACAATATTCGGACAGGACAGCCTATCTCGAATATATCGAGAAACACAAAATAAAAGGCAACGAATGGACACTGCTGCTGGACGAGCCCGACAACAACCTCAGCCTCGAAGCCCTCGATGATTTGTACGGAGTGCTCTCATTCCACAAGGAACACGTCCAAATCATAGCCGTCATACACAATCCGCTTCTGATAAGCAGGCTCTCGGACAAGTGCAATGTGATTGAGATGACCAAGGGATATGTCGGCAAAATCAAAAAACAACTCAAGAAATGGTCAGTTTAAACATTGACTATCAATTGTCAAATCATAAAAACATTAAAACTATGGAAGACACATTAACCATCAGCGCTCAGAAAGTAAGAGAGACTTACAAGAACGCTTGCAAGGAAGGAAAGAAAATCCTCGAGGGTATCTTCGGTGAAGACGCCTTGAAGCCAAAGAACATCATGGACAAAATTAAGTCAGTCCAAGACGCCATCGACGAATTAGGGGAAGACCATATACTCGTAAAGCAATACCATGCCTTGTTAGATGCCGCCGAAAGAAACAACGATTTTGACATGCTCGCCTATGCAAGACTCCGCATCATCGCAGCAGCTTTGAATGAGGGATGGAAGCCGAAGTTCACTAAAGACGAATACCGCTATTATCCCTACTTTTATTTTTATACCAAAGAGCAGTACAACCGTCTCAGTGAAGAGGCAAAAGAAAAATGTTGCCTTCTCGGTGGCGCTGCGTGCATCGGCTCGGCTGCCGGCGTCGCCTACGCCCTCTCGTCCTACGGTGTTGCGTTATCGCACACGTCTGTCGGCTCTCGGGTTTGCTTCAAATCATCGGAGCTCGCCGAGTATGCAGGCGTCCAATTCAAGGAGTTATGGAGAGACTTCTTATACACCATGTAATACAGGAAGGGATGGGGATTTCCCAACCCCTGTCCCTCAACTGTTTATAAAATGTTGAAAAATATTTTTCACATTTTGTGATATTTATTCAAAAATATTTAGTAATTTTGCAACGTGATTTTAAAGATTAAAGTAATAACGATATGATTACACAATTTTCACAGATTCCACAAGGGTTCTTTGGAGAGAACGGATTGACAGCGACCTCTGCAAACCACATCGCAGATTTATGCAAGCTGCGTTATCAGAGATTGGAAAACGACTTGGCTTCGTTAAACTACATAACGGAGAAAATGAGCATTGTCGGTAGCAATGCTGAAAACATCAGCAAAACACCTATTATAATGAGCGACAAGGAGATAATTGAGAAAATCAACAAAATCGCCCGCTACAAGGGTTTTATCGCATTCCTCAGAGAAGCGGTCAAATGCAAGAATCTGTTGGCTAACGAGATAGCGAGCTATCAATCAGAACTTCCCGAGATGCCTCTTAATCGCTTTAGACGCTTGACACCTTTAAGCGATGAAAATGTTATCGCTAACATGAGCATCGGCGAAAGAGTGAAATATCTTACTGCGGAGGCAAGAGCCGCCACCTATGGCAAATACATCCATCCTGACGGCATCCTTGACGTCAACCGTCAAAAAGTGTTCGCCGCATTCAAAGAGCCGACGACAGTCGCAATGGCAGGACGTGACACAGTCATCATCAAAAGAGAAAGTGCCATCTCCACAAGCGAAATAGATGCCATGCTGTTGAAGTTACAGGCAGAACAGCGCAAGAGCGAAGCTGAACTGAACGGATACAAGCATCTTATTCACGATAAGGTCAAGGCGGACGAGCAGGCTCAACTTGACGCCGAACGTGAAGCGAGATTGGAATACAACAAAGCCCTTGACGAATACAACCGCAAGGTGGCTGAGATAAATGAGGCAGACCAACAGGCACGTATAAACAGACGTGAGGTTGTCGAAGCTCTCAAAATCGTCGTACCAACCATGTACAAGGATTTATATGACGAAGTAAACGGGTAATTTAAGGCTGAGGTATTGACCGAAACTTAAACGCACGAGATATGACAGAGCACTTAAAATGTGTCTTAAAACAAAATGGGGCGTCCGACACAACGCACTACCAAAAGCACAGTATTGGGGGTACTGCGCAATCTACTGCTAATAGATTGTCAAACAAAAATGTCTGTGACACCGAAAAACAAAACAAAACGTCTTTAACATCGCCTTTGTTGGTGTCACAGGTCTTCACCATCACCTTCGCTTTTGTCTCAGTGGCTCTTGCCATATCTCGACTCGTTTTTTAATATAACAATGAACATCAATTAAAAGTTAGCATCGTGAAGAACATCATCTTAAAAGAACTGACATTGTCCAACTTCAAAGGACAAAATCGCCACGTAGTATTCGGCGAGCACGAAAACTATGTGTCAGGAGAAAACGCCTCAGGCAAATCAACCTTATACAAGGCTTTCTTTTGGCTCCTGAGCGGCTACTGCGACGCACAGACAGTGCCGAATGCAGACCTCTTCGACAACAAGCAGGAAATCACGCCTGATACACCTATCGCAAGCGTGACCGCAGTCATCAGCATTGACGGTGAAAACTACACAGTCTGCCGTTCGGCAAAAGCGAAATTCACAAGAGAAAGAGGTACCGACACCTATAAAAAGGCATCGTCGGATGAGTATTCTTACTCAATAGACAATATAGAGCGTAACGCCTCGGATTTCAAGGCTTGGCTCAACGAGAACATTGCGCCCGAAGACCTCATCAAGTTTGTACTCTCAGGCGAGTTCTTTATCACACAAGTGTTTGATGATAAAAAGAAGTCACGTCAGATTATTGAGAAACTTGTCGGTACCGTCTCCCGTGAGGAGATGACAGTCGACTATACCGACATCGACGAACTCCTCAAAAAATACACTCCTGAGGAAATCGAGATGCAGGCTGCCAACCTCTCCAAAGGCATCAACCAACGTCTCAATGAGATTCCGTCACTCATCAAGAGCAAGGAAAACGAGATTGCCGAGATTGAGCAGACTGACTTCGAGGGCAACGAGAAAGAGATTGCAAAGCTCGAGGAAGAACGCACAGACCTCGACAAGCGCATGACGGACCTCTCGGAGCGTGTCAGACCTCAGATGGATGCCAAGTACAAGGCTGAACGCGACAAACAGATGAAACAGGATGTCTACGACAAGGCTTACTACGATTGGTGTGGCTCCATCGACACGAGACATCAGAAACTTCTCGATGAAATCAACGCCATCCGTCAGCAGAACGAAAAGAGCCAACAGGCTCACGACAAGGCTCTGAGAGACATCGAGAACGCCAAGACTCAGAAGCAGTTCAAGACAAGAGAGCTCGAGGTAGCCAACAACAAGCGTGCAGCCCTCCTCAAGGAACGTGACGAAGAGAAGGCACGTGTGTTCGACACATCTGCGGCTGTCTGCCCTTACTGCGGTCATCAGCTCGACGGCGACAAGCTGCAGGAGGAAGTCAACAAGTTCGAAGCCAAGAGACGTCAGGCTGTCGACGAGATTGTAGCCCAAGGCAAAGCCAACAACGAAGTCATCAGCCGCCTCAACGAAGAGATAAAGAGACTCGACGCCGTCATCAACACACCTGCGCCTGAGGTTATCAGCCAATCCGTAGACGAGTTGGTAAAACAGGCAAACCAAATAGCATCTGTCGTTACAAGCAAGGAGGAGTTTAACAAGACGGAAGCCGCCAAGACTCTCCTCGCAGATATCGAGGCGGTCGTCATCCCCGAGGTCGTAATGCCCGACAACAGCGAGATTGTCGCCGCCAAGAAGGAGGTCAACGACAAGCTCACTCCGTTATATGAGCGTAGAGGGCTTAAATCTCGTCTACAATCACTTAAAGAGGGCATAGAGGTATTACGTACCGAACAAAAAGAAAAAGGCTCTGAATTGGCTAAATACGAGCGACAGAGGCAACTCGTCAAAAACTACAAGCAGGAGCAGATGGAGATTCTCGGTCACAAGGTCAACGACGGACTGAAGTTCTCACGCATTGAATGTTGGTCTCAGCAGAAAGACGGTCAAATCGTGCCGGATTTGGTTATCAAAGACGCAAAGGGAGTCAACTTCGCCACAACCAATGGAGCAAGCAGAGGTTTGACGGTGGTCGACATTCAGCGTTTCTTCTGTGACAAGCTCGGCATCAACATGCCGACATTCCTCGATGAAGCGTCAATATACAATATGGAGAACTTGCCGAAGTTGGAGAATGTACAAATGTTTTATCTATTCTGCTCCGACGGTTCTCTAAAAATCGAATCAAAATAAAAGCGTTATGAATAGAATACCATTACAACAGGCTATGGCGGAGTTAAAACAACTCTTCGTAGACAATGGCGTCAAATTTAAGACGGACGCTCTCCACGACACCTCGGGAGAAAACACCTCTTGGATTTCGGGAAGCACATTTATGATTGACAAGAGGCATTTGGAACGCCTACCCGTCATCGAACTTCTCCAAGAGTATTTCTCCGACAAGTGTATCCTAAATGGAGGTTGCTCAATCGAGGCAATCACTCTTTGTTGGACGAACGTGACATTATACGATACGGAGCATCCTTTGACAAAATAAAGTATAACACGCCCGCCAAGGTCTCTTGGTGTTCCACGAGATACAGCGGGCTTTTAAAACTGACAGTTATGAAAATTTGGAACTACAATTGGGGATTCACAATGGAAGGCGGACGCATCATCCACCCCGACACACCGTACATGTGGTACAGCAAGAAATGCGTCGGAACAAACCTCGCCAACATCGGTCAGGTCGTACTCGAGACCGTGAAAGACCCCGTCGAAATCACCTACTACGACCACACAGTCTACAACCCCACTATGGCATGCGGAGTGCTCCGCTCGACGGACGCCTTCTCCTTCGGCACATTCTCAGCCGAGATAGTGATGCCCCAAGGCAAAGGCTTATGGCCCGGCTTTTGGCTCACAGGCGACGGAGATTGGCCCGAGACAGGCGAGATAGACATCTGCGAAGGCTACTCCGACAGACACTACTTCCGCCTCTTCACACCTTACTTCCCTTGGATTAACCCGTCGTGGAAGACAACCACCAACGTGCACTACGCCGACGGAGAGGACCACAAGATGGCAGGCTCACGCAGCATACCGCTCTGCAAGCAGAAATACTCTCCCGACAAGAACAAAATCAAGTACGAGGTCCTGTGGACACCCGACGAGATAGTCTTCAAGGTCGACGGCAAGACCGTCCACAGGGACACCGAAGCCGTCAAGCGTTTCTCCAAGCCCGGCAGCAAGATGCACGTCATCTTCGACTCGTGGTGCGAAGACCCCGCCAAGACCGAGGTGCAGATGGACACACCGATGATTATCAAAAACTTCGAATACAAACCTATATGAGACTCAAATACAATATACAGGGTAATGTAATGAATTGGATGGCAAAAGACACATACTCCAATATCAAGAACAATCCCAATATACCGCAGGACATCAAAGACTGTTGGTTGGAATTGTGCATTGAAACCTGTGACATTTACGAATTATGCAATTATTGACATTATTAGCGACATAAAAAAATTAAGTAATGAACGTAAAAGAAGTAAAGAAAGACCTCCTGTCATACATCGAGAAGTCCATCAAGGAAATCCCGAGCCTCATCGGTAACGACCCCGACGCAAAGGAGTTCTACGAAGGAGAGCAAGCCGCATACCACGAAATGCAGGCTTACGTCGAAGACATCAAAGCAGAAGGCGTTTGCGACCTTGATTTGCAGGTAGGCAACAAATACAAGTGTTTGCACACACTGCATTACGAGGATAGCGGCGAAGTAATGTTCCGTGAGGGAGAAGTTTACATCGCCATCAGCACTCACTACGGTATAGGGTTGATGTCAACAGACGGAGTGGCACGCACAAACACCGACACCTGCCACGTAATCACTGATGAGAACTTTGAACTTGTAAAATAATTACAACTATATGATTAAATTTGACACAATGAACACATTCACAGACCTCAAAATCGGCGACGTGTGCTACTCCGTAAACATCAACGGCATCTACGAGCGTCACATCACCGCAATTGACTGCACAAGTTATGACAAGAAAAAACACTTTGTCAAGTGCGATTGGTTTAGCGACGACAGGTTTGTCATTCAAGAAGAAAGCCATATCGCAAAAGACATAGACCGTTTTGTAGATTTAGTCATCTACTCCGACATCCTTCCTGCAAAGGAGAAACTGTACGAGTTACGCAACGCACGTCTCACAAGCCTGCACACTGAAATGATAAACGCCATCAACAAATACGAAGAGGCATGCAAAGTGTTACGTGTATATAGCGATTGTACACTTCCTGACGATGTAAAAATATAACACACACGACTATGACAATAGATGAGTACAAAAATAAATTCGAGGAAATCGCCTCGCAGATGCTCAAAGAACACGGCAAATTCGACAGTATCGTTATCTCGCCGGTTCCCGTATTGGCTGATTGGGGCGAAACCATAGACACTAAATTCGATTGTAAAATTTCATTCTAAAGATATGGAAACAAAAGAGAAAATCGCAATACTGAACGAACTTATCAACAGGTTCGGATTGAGCGCTAACCCGCACGAAAACGACTATCTGTTCAATGTCCTTCGGGCAATCAAAGATGATTATATCGAGAAAGAAAAAGAAGAAATCAAGGGCATCAGCGAGGAGACAGCGCAGGAACTTGCCGACGTCTTTGAGAAAGTGAGAACAGACACATTGGATTTACAGACTTGCATCAACCACATCGAAAATATGGCTGATAACGCATGGAAACGCACTGTAATGAATGCAATGTCCGTCGCTCTCGATTATACCGAGAAGACCATCAATGCAAAATGGTTCCTTCCACGATGGTGGTGGAATCGCAAACAAAACAAGGCTTTTAAAATCGCCGAACAACAGCAAAAAATATACGCTGAATGGAAACTGACAGTAGAAAAATCACGTTCAATGAGAAATTGGGGAACGGGAAAGGAGTATAAGCCATGAAAAACGCACATTACTTGCACGTGTGTTACACGGCGACCTACGAAAACAAACGGTACACCAACGACAGTTTGGTCGTCCTGACACCTGACAAAAACATGGATTGGCTGCGTGAAGCACTGCTAACAAACATGGAGACCACCTTCGGCATTTGGCTAACAAAGCCACCCGTCATCACGTCATTGTCTGAAATCTCAGAAGAGTTATTCAACATCCTTAACCAACCAACTTTTGAAAAATGAAGAAACTACTCGCCAAAAAGGGCGTGTTCTACATCACAGACTGCCCTTACATCATCCACAAAAGCGGCAAAGGCGTCAAATACCACCCTAAAGTGGGCAGCGCCTTCTGCAAGAAATGTCAACACTTCAGAGACATCACCGAGATTAACGAACAGGCATACGTTATGTGTGTCGCAGACGAAGCAAGGAGGGAGATACTATGATTATCATTAAACAAAACAACGGTAGCAAAGCCTTTCTAAATGGGGAGTGCATAGCAAGCATGCACCACGACATCGAAAAGAAAGAGGTATCCGTCGTTTTTACTAATTGGACATCCTCACGCTATCTCAATGTCAAAGAAATAATATTCGATTGAACTATGAAATGCCTCTTATACGGAAATCCCAATAAATGCGAAGAATACATGGAATACAGGTTTAATAACGAACCGCTTATAAATCCTTGCTCGGATTGCCCGCATTATCAACAAACAATTATCTACAATGAAAGTACACCTTAAAAATCCATCCGTCTACGCCATCAATAGAGATGGCAATCTTGTACTAATCAAAAGTTTTGTAAACGACTCCTTCGATTATAAAATCCAAGAGGACACCGTTTTTGTAAGAATACCATATATTGGAATATATCACCCCATCATCGAAAGTATCGAGGAATTTAACAAAATGAAAGAAGAATCAGAAAAACAGGAGACACAACAATGAAACAAGACATGACAACCACAGTATGGTTTGGATTAAAGAAAGGAGAATAAAAATGGAAGACTATAAGAAAAAATACGAAGAAGTCATTAAAAGAGCCAAAGAAGAGTTAAAAGTATGCGGTTCATTAGACTGCGATGCTGCAAAACAAATATTGCGATTATTCCCCGAACTCAAAGAGAGCGAGGATGAGAAGATAAGGAAATGTCTTATAGCAATTATTACAGATTTTGAGAGCCTATATTTGCAAGAAAACTATTTATCATCACGAGAAGATATTCTTGCTTGGCTTGAAAAACACGGCGAGCAAGAACCTGCTGAGTGGAGTGAAGAGGATGAAAAATTCTTTAAATCATGCCTATGGCATATAAGTAACTCTGTAAGTAATGGTAAATGTACTGACAGTAAATGTCAACTTACTGATTGGCTCAAATCCATCAAAGAAAGATACACTTGGAAGCCGAGTAATGAGCATAGTTGTGGGTAATCGTATTGATTTGTAATAAGTAATGTAAAAGTTTATGAGAATATCTATACATATCGTTCGAGACGGACAAAGTAAAATTAACAAGTTAACTAAAAGACTAACAGAAGCAAAAGAGAAAGAAACTAAGATGGCTCATCTGATAGCTAAATATGGAATTTCGTGTAAAAGTTGTCAAGCTAAATGCATTTATGCTGGAAATGATAAGATTTGCTATTGTTTAGGCTATGAAAGGAGTTTGATATAAATACAAGGAAGAAGGAAAGTCATGAAAGCAAAGCTATTAAGGAAGCTCCGAAAGCGCGCCTACAAGGAAATAGGAATGTTATACTTTGTGGATTTGTCAGGATGTACCATATATAACATTGGTTTTCGTTCAAGTCTGACACCAGACTATTCTTGTTCCGCTCTTAGGGAAAAGACATTTGAATCTGCTAAAAGAAAACTTGCTTGGTATCGACGTGAAATTATATTAAAGTGGGTTAAAGATAAAAGACAGAGAGAAAGGCTAATGAATAAGAACAAAGAAATAGTAAAACTATGAAAGCAGAAGAACAAGACGTAATCAAAAGATGGGAAAATAAGCTCTGTCGTGAGAGCAAATCACTCGAAGCAATGACGGCAAGTCTGTGTGGCTATGGCTACTATGACCGGAATGGTGTGCCAAAGGAGGCTGTCGTCAAATATTTGAAGATGGGTGCTGAATGGCAAAAGGAACAAATGATGAAAGATAGTATAAGCGGCAAAGTTAAGCACTGCATAAGATATTGGATTATCACCGACGAAAATGAATTGCAAAACTGTTTAAAAAAATTCGTTGGCGGTGATAAAGTGAAAGTAATAATTGTAAAGGAGGACTGACGATGAAGATTGATTTCACAATAGACGATCAGGGATGGTCGATGACGCAATGCCCTCACGCTGACTTCTTGTTAATGGTTGGCAGTCGAGTGTGCCAGAAGTGCCTGTATTGGTTCGGGCAGAATCAAGCGGAGCATCACATACATTGTCTATGTCCTGAAGGCGAAACGCTAAAGACATTGCCATAATCAAAAAAGAGGAGTCTCGATGACTCAGAGTAAAGATTAAAACGGAGGACTGACTATGACATTTCCAATTATAGCACTATGTATATGCGTCCTTTGGCTTCTTGTTGGAGTTTGGGAGTTATATAAAGCAAACAAAAAGTATGGAGGCGTTCCATTGGGAACCGCAGCAGGGGTAATGATATTTTTTGTGCTTCCATGTCTTTTAGGAATAGCTGGTAGTCTTATAGGACTAATAACAAATCTACAACATGATTAAGGAGGACTGAATATGACAGACCAAGAATTTACAGTACGCAAGCGGATATGCACGGCGGCGGATGGGTATCAGTTCATCACGTTTGAGCGTTCCCGTTAATCGGGAAGCGGCGTAAGCCAAAGGGCATGATATAAATAAAAGGTTTGAAAGATATGAAAACAAAGGAACATTGCAAGCATTGTGGCGAGTGTGGCTACTTTATGCGATACAAGCCGATTGATGGCGAGAGGGACAAACAGGGCGACTGCGCTAACCTTGCGATGAACAAGGAGTGCAACGAGAACAAGGTTGACCCTTTTGAGCCGTGGGCGATGGACGAGGGCTACGGCATCCTTCAAGTTGACGAGAATGAGACTGCCTGCGGATTGTTCCGCATTGGCAGGACTGAGAGGGTGCGAAGGATTATCAAGAAATATCCAAACGATTATGAACAATTACGGAGGACTGACGATGAGTGCCACTAATTCATTACATTACGAACTTTGCTTGGAAGGCGCCAAGTGGCTCCATAAGCAGAAATGGAATTATGAGAAGTGTCAAAAGAAGTCTTGTTACAGAACTGCTGCTTGCGGTAAATGTCACAAGTATGATTACGTCACAGTCGAGATATGCACTTGGCGAAACGAAAATACGGATGTATGGGGCTTGGGCACATTCAACGAAAGCGCAGTCATCGAAGTCAAGACGTCACACTCGGACTTCCTTGCAGACCAAAAGAAATGGTGCCGCAGCAAGGATGCCGAGATAACAGGTAATCAAGCGGGTATGTACCGTTGGTATCTTTGTCCCGAAGGCATCATCAAGCCCGAGGAGTTACCCGATAAATGGGGGCTGCTCTATTGGGATGGCAAGAAAGTTTATCCCGTCATAGCTCCAAAGGCTTTCGAGAATACAGCTGCCGCCGATATGGACATCCTCAAAAGCATCCTTACAAGAGAAAACTTCCCGAAGAAGATTTACAATTACAGGGGTGCAAGGACGACCATTAAAAGCAAGGAGACCCGATAAAGGTCTCCTTTTACTTACACGTCGGACACATCAGTCTCGCCGCCACAGGCTGCATATCCCTCGCAAGCTCTCCGCCTACGTAGGCTATCGCCTCGCCCTCATAGTCGAGACCGCAAGCCTGTGCGATATGCACGGCGCAATGAAACACCTCATGGAACCAAGTGTTGGCAAACTCAGCCTTAGACGACGTTGCGGACAGCACTATAACGCTTGTGCGTTCCTTTGCGTTCGTAAATGTCAAGCCCGTGTCTTCCTTGCCTTTGCGCAAGTTGGCTTTCGCTCTGATGAATGTATACTCGTCAACGCCTATCTCGTCCATCTCCTTCAAGATGGCAGGCGCATCACGGTAGTCGCTCTCATAGAAGACTACCACGTCCCAATCGTATTTGGGTATGTATATCGTCTGACGTACCATAAGCCTACAACATTTCAGTCCAATCAATAGGTGTACCCGCATTCACGCAGTCTGCGTAAAAACGGTTGAAGACCTGCCCGTCCGAAGCGTCAGGGTCGTCGAGCAAATCCTTGACGTACAGCAGAAGATGCTTCTCATCCTCTATGCTGCTGCCCATGAAATCGGACTTAGACATGCAGTAGGTATAGCAAGCGTCGTACATCACGTCGTTCTCGACGCTGATACCCGCATCCTTGAGTTTCTTCTCGAGGTCTTCCTTCTTGACAGCCTCGACCTTGCCGCCCTTGCGGTCACGCATCATCTTCACGGCAAACTCGTACATCTTCGAGCTGAAGTGCTTGCCGTAATTCGACAGATATGCCCTCTGTTCTTCGGGCATTATGTCGTACATATCCAATGGTATTCTGTTTTTAGCCATTTTTATTCGATTTAAGAGGTTTAACAATAAAAGGGTAGGGATTTTACCCCCTACCCTCAAAAAGGCTTAATAACGTCTGTAACGGCGTCTTTCGCCCATCATCTCGTCGTCGTCCCAATCACGGTTGCCGTAACCGCCACGCATACCGTCATAACGATTGCCATAACGGTTGCCGTAGCCTGAACCACGACGCTCGCCGTATTCGTCCATCTCCTCCATCTCTTCGACGCAGTGCATGAGGCGACCGGCTGTGTAGAGGATGTCCTCTACCATCTCGGACATCTTCTGCTTGTCCTTCTTCTGGATTATCATGTAGCCCATGTTTTACTCCTTTCTTGTTTGAGAATTGGATTGTTTGCTCCTCAAAAGCGAGGTCAACTCCGTTATCGTACCGAACATGGCGTCCATCTTTTGACGCATTTCCGCTATCTCAGAGTCACGCTCCGCAGCCTTGCGAGCCTCTGGGTTGAGGTTCAGCTTGGTCTGCTCGCAAACCGAAACGACCTTCTGATTGTAAGCCGTGCGGTTGAGTTCCGTCTGCGCCTCCATTCCGAAGGCATCGACTTCGTTCAAGAAAGCAACCTTGTCGTCGGAAACGATGTAGCCGTTTATCCCAGTGTTCACCACCGAGAACGACGGATTGATTCCACTGAAGTTCTTTGTGTCGTCGCCGACCTTCACGCTGATGTCAACGACTTGTCGAACTTGCAACGGGTTCATCATAAACTGTTGTTGGTTCTGCGGCATCTCCTGCCTCATCTGAGGGTCTTGCAGCAGCTTGCCCATCATGAAACATGGATTCTCGCCTTTCGATAAGATATAAAGGGTCGCCCCTGCCTTCAAATTTCCAAACATTTTACTTCTCTTTTGGTTGTTAATAATGTAATTTTTTGTATTTTTGCATTTGGGAGATAGTTCAGAGTAATTAACTGAATGACAAGAGTAAGTCAACGGCTCTTCTTCCTTCTTTTCTTTCGTTGGCATCATCAAAATCGTTGACAAATGACAAACGAGGAATTTATTGAGAGCATTAGGCTCCCTAACGAGGAGTGGAGAGACGTTGTAGGCTACGAAGACCGCTACATGGTTTCGTCTTTTGGTAGAGTTGCAAGGAAAATGATAGTGTATAGTCAATGCAACAGATACCATACAGTTGTCCTTAATCAAAAAATTTTGAAATCTTACATTAAGAAAATAAGGAACAACCAATATGAAGAAATAAGCTTAAGCACATCAGGTGGAAAAATAAACCTTAAAGTGCATAGACTTGTCGCAATGGCTTTTATCGAAAATCAAAACAACAAACCAGAAATAGACCATATAGACGGCAATGGACTAAACAATCACGTTGAAAATCTACGTTGGTGCACTCATCTTGAAAATGTTAACAATCCTATCACCAAAAAAAGACAATCTGAAGCTCGAAAAAACAAGAGATTTCCTTTTTCTTGGAAAGCAGTTATTTGTGTATTCAAAGATGGCAGCACAAAACAATTCAATTCTATTACAGACGCTGAAAAAGAAGGTTATAAAAGAGCTTCTATTATACGTTCTTGCAAAAGAAAAGATATAGTACCGAAAAAATTCAAATGGTATTATTTAGACGATTACCTATCTCTCTTGTCATCCAATAATGTCAAAGAACTCTCTGCCGACGCGTAGACTTTTTACGCGGTTAGCGGTGACATAAGTTGAAGAATGTTTGAATAGCGGTCGTTAAAAACCTCTATAATACCAGTCCCAACAATGTCCGCAGCCGTCACAGGGTCTCCGTTAAAATATGTCAATGGGCGGGAAGTCCCGTTCAAAGACAATGTAATCGGGAGCGTGCCAGTCGTGCCGTCTGGTATAGCCGTAGTTACCCTTACGGTCAAATAACCGATTGGAGGTATTCTACGAAAGCCCAAGGCAAAATCAACTGCGGTATCAGTTACCGTGACATTGACAGTCGGAAGGTAATCTGTTCCTCTGGTGTTAGTTGTGATATTAGTGCAACAAGGCATAATAACCTCCTTTCACACTAAAAGTTGATACCGTTGTTCCAACCGTTGCCGAACCAACCGTTACCGTTGTAACCGTAACCGTTTCCATAGAAACCGCCACTCACATAAGGAGTCGCATTCAAGGCGACAAGATTCGGATACTGCACGCTGACGGTGCTCGGCTGCTTGCACTTGATGTCATCAACCTCTTTCGAGAGAGATGCGAGCTGTGCGTTGATTGGAGCGACTGCCTGACCGAGCGCAGAGACTGTGAAGTTCTGAGACTCCAACTGAGCGACCTTGGCTGTAAGAGCCGTAATCTCTCTGTCCTTACGACCGCTCTCCATAGCATCGAGCTTGTTGTCAAGAGCGATGTAGTTGCGGTTCATAGTGTCGGTTAAAGCGTATGTCTGTTGGCAATCCGATAACTGCTGAGCAGCCTTTGTAGCGGCTATGTTAGTGTTGACACCCGCAAAACCATTGTTCATGGCTGCCGTCTGATTCAAGGTAGCGATTTGACCCTGATAGCCCTGCTCCATGATAGCCTTCTGTGTTTGGCAGCAGCAGTTTGAGAACTGTGATGCGAGGTTGGCGTCACCCGATTGGATGGCGTTGATAACCTGCAATGCGTTCATACCTTGGTTGGCAGCGATTGTTGCCAATGAGGTCTGAATGGTGTTGATTGCGCCGTTGACAAGATTGAAGTCCTGTCCGAGAGCGTTGCTCAATGTCTGCACCGCCTGACGGCTCTGCTCACCCTGTGAGGTGACAGCCTGCATGATGAGGTCGGCATTGTTGTAAGCTGTAGCCTGAGCGCCGAGAGACGCTGCTGCTGCACCGTTACCGCCGTTGCCACCGAAGCCGAAGCCATTGCCCCAACCTCCGTTAAACAAGGTGCCGATAAGGAATCCGAGGATACCTGCGCCCCAACCGCCAGCGCCGCCCAACAAACCGTTGTTGTTGTTCGCATACAGCCAAGGCCAAGCGTTGTTCATATTGTTCCCATTGTCAGGAACTACGATAGTTTCACTCATTGTAAAAGAGTTTTAAAAGTTAATAATTCCGTTTGTTTTTGTTAGCTAACGAGTGCAAAATTACAACGGCGGGAACGGAAATACTACGGGATAAAACACCCACTATAACACACTGACAATCAATAAAATGAAAAATATTTTACAGTTTTTTGAAAAAAGTTGCGCAGCGTATCGAAAAAGTTTATAACTTTGCAGCGTGAAAATAATAGTTGTAGATGTCTTCCACTTGCAGTCTACAAACAATAAAATACAGGTAAAGCAGCCTGACGAAATGGAGTGGAAGCCAAAGTAGCCAGGTTGCTTTCTTTATGAAAGGGAAAAAAGCAATGAACAAAAACGAATTGCTGAAAGAAATCAAAAAAGCAAAAGAATGGATATGTAATTCTATGCTGTTAGAAATTCTTGAAGACGATATTCTTAAACACACTCCAATCAATAATTATATGGATAATTGTTTGTGTTTGAGTATTGATAAAAACCATCTTGTTAGAGTTAATAACAATCCATACCCTTACAGCCTTCTTCTTCGAGAAGATATTCTTATGCTAATAAAATTATTAAAAAACACATTGGATAAATATGATGAGTATAAAATAACTGATGATTATATTATGACTTCAAGTTTTGTTTCTATTATTGAACAAGAGAAAAAATATATAGAATCAAAATCTAAACCAAAAAGCAAAACAATTAAAAATGATTGTTTGTATTTGGTACATGACACAATAAACAATACATTGAAAATTGGTCGTTCCAAAAATTCAAGTTCAAGATTAAAACAACTCCAATTATCAACAAGTAATAAATTGGAACTTCTTTTTTCAATCGACGACAAGGGATATTTGGAGGAAGAACTGCATAAACGCTTTGCAAAGATTCGACTTGCGAGCGAGTGGTTTGAGAATGATGGAAGTATAATCAAGTATTTTGAGGAGGAATTGCTATGAGATACAGCATACTTGGTTTTAGCCAAAAGATGGTTTGCTCACTGACAAAAACGATAAAGAGAGATGGGAAAGCCGATTTGGTGCTTAAACTTGATATGACAGACCTTCTAATACTTCGACAACTTGCTGACTTTCCAAACAGAAAGAAGACAAAGAAACAGATTGTTGATGACAAATTGTTCTTTTGGGTTGATTACAAAGGATTGCTTGAAGAGTTGCCGATATTAGACATCAAGAAACAAGCATTGAGGGATAGGCTTGACAAAATGGTCGAACTTAATCTCCTTGAAAAAGCTGTGGTAAATTTTGACCGTCTTGGTAGTGCGACCTGTTTTAGGATGGGTGACAACTATGAAACTCTATTATATTCCGATGAAAACAAACAGTCAACTACGCAGGGGTGTGTAGTTGACTACACAGGGGATGGTAGTGAACTACACGACATTAATATCAATGAAGAAAATAAAGGAATAAAAGAAAAAGAAAATATTCTAAAAGAATCCGAAATTGTGAAGTTTTGGAATGAAAAAACAACCGACTATCCCAAAGTCAAAATAGTTTCTGCCAAAATCAAACGGGCAATCAATGCGAGAATAAAAGACGGGTATTCCGTTGACGATATTAAGAAAGCTATTCTCTTAATGAACGGATTGGGAGATTTCTACAAAGGTAGAGGAGATAGTTCTTGGAGGGCTGACTTCTTATGGTTAATGCAAAACACAAAAGGAAATTTCGACAAGATATTATCGGGCGGTCTTCATGTAACTCCGATACAACAGCAATATTACAAAACCATTACGAATACCGATACCTTGGATTTTGAACCGACAGAATCCAAACCACAACCCGTCCTCGGCATAGGAGAGTTTCTGCGTCCTGACGGGACAAGGACATACGGTTCGGGCATAATAACAATACCCAATGATGCACCACCTAGACGATATAGCAACGAAGCATGGGTCAATGGCAAGTGGACAGTAATCTAAAAGTTTAAAATTATGTTTTTCAATTGGTCTAAATACGGAATAGAAATCCCTTATGGGAGGATGAGTGGTCAAGTCAGAACGACTTGTCCGAAATGCAGCGCCGACCGTAAGAAGAAATACGACAAATGCCTGTCGATAAACCTCGACGACGGAAAGTTCAACTGCCATAATTGTGGTTGGGCAGGCTGCGTCGCAGAGGAGGACGATTGGGAAAAACAACAGCGTATGGAAGAATGGAAAAAACAGCATAAACCTGAGCCTAAAAAGCCTATCGAGTACAAAGTGCCCACGCAAAAAGGCACCAAGGAATATTCCGAGAAATTTATCAATCACTTTGCCAAACGTGGTATAAGCGTCAAAACAATGACAGAATGCGGCATTACCGAGGGCATGGAAATGATGCCTCGCAAGGATGATGACCCGGGAGAAGGGATGATAATGCGCAACACCATCCAATTCAACTACTATCTTGACGGCAAATTGATAAACACAAAATTTAAGACGCACGACAAGAAATTTAAATTTGTTAGCGGAGCAAGGCTCATCCCATATAACATAGACTCGGTTAAAGGTCAAAAATACTGCATTTGGACTGAAGGCGAGTTCGATGCACTTTCCTTCCACGAGATAGGCTATACAAGCGTCGTCAGCGTCCCATCGGGCGGAGGTCATAAGAACCTTGATTGGCTCGATGACTTTATGGCGGAGTATTTCGATGACAAGGAAACAATCTACATTGCATCGGATACCGACACCAGGGGTGTGGAACTCAAAGACGAACTTGTCAGACGTTTCGGTATTGACCGCTGCAAGGTTATAAATGACTACGGAGAGGGCTGTAAGGATGCCAATGACGTATTGCAGAAGTACGACAAAGAGACTCTTAAAAAAGTTCTTCTAAAAGCCGATTTCCTGCCCGTAGACGGCGTGTTCGCAGTCAACGACCTCAAGGCTGACTTGGATGCCTTATACGAAAAAGGATGGCAAAAAGGCGTCACAATAGGACTTCCCGAGTTTGATAATATATGCTCATTCGAGACGGGCAGAGTCTGTATCGTTACAGGCATCCCGACATCAGGCAAAAGCGAGTTCGTGGATTTCATGACAGTGATGCTCAACCAAAGATACGGATGGAAGACAGTCTATTTCAGTCCCGAGAACTTCCCGATAACCTATCACATCGCCAAAATATCCGAAAAGCTAATAGGCAAGCCGTTCTCCAAAGAACGTGAAAACAGAATGTCACGAGCTGAATACGAGGTGGCAGCGGAATACATCAATGACAATTTCTTCTTCATCTACCCGACCGACAATTGTCAGGTAGACAACGTGCTCGAAAAAGCCAAGGCTTTCGTTCACAGAAAAGGATGCAAGATTGTTGTTCTTGACCCTTACAACAGATTAGACCACGACAATGGCAGCGAGAGAGAAACAGTTTATATCAGCAAGTTTCTTGATAAGCTCACTTACTTTGCTCAGAAACATGGAGTGCTGCTTATCCTCGTGGCTCACCCTACTAAACTGCCGAAAAACAAAGAGGGATTCTATGACCCTCCGACATTATACGACATTAGCGGTTCAAGTGCCTTCTACGCCAAAGCTGATTTCGGTATTACCATTCATAGGGATGTTCAGGAGATGTGTGTGCTTGCAATAGCCAACAAAGTGAAGTTCAAACATCTTGGCGAGATTGGCAAGGCCAAATTGCAATACAATATCAACAATGGCAGATACTCGGCTTATGAGTTCGGAAAAGAAATGCAATGGGATAACTCCAATTTCTTGCAAGACTTGATGCCGAGTAACGAAGGAGAGGAATACACCTATACTGCCCCTACATCTCAGACCTTTGCACCGAATCCCGAGTTTGAGAAAAAAGCAGCTGCGACTGAAAGTATAGTCCCTACAATAGACCCTACAGTTACCCCCACATCCGATGACATCTATTGGGCATAGTTTCAAAATGATGGAGAGGATAGCTGTCCATTTTAAAATTCAAGAGATATGATAGAATTAGATAAAATATATTGTGAAGATTGTTTAATCGGGATGAAACGCATCCCCGACGGGAGTGTGGATTGCATCATCTGCGACTTGCCGTATGGGACGACACGCAATCCTTGGGATAGCGTGATACCACTCGACCTGCTATGGGCTGAGTACCGACGTATATGCAAGCCGACTGCGCCCATCGTGCTATTCAGTCAGCAGCCGTTCACGTCGGCATTGGTGATGAGCAATCCGTCAATGTTCCGATACGAATGGATATGGCAAAAGGAAAACGGCACGGGACATCTGAACGCAAAGAAGATGCCGATGAAAGAACACGAGAACATCGTGGTGTTCTACGACAAGCTGCCGACGTACAACCCGATTATGAAACAAGGCGAGCCGTACCGATGCAAGTCGGGTGAGCCATCGAGCAACTACGGGAGTCAGCACTCAGTCGAAACCATCAACAACGGCGAGCGTTATCCTACGACCATCGTACAATTCGACAGAGACGCAGACGGCTTCCATCCCACCCAAAAGCCCGTTGACCTGTTGCGCTATCTCGTTCTGACCTACACCAACGAGGGCGACACGGTGCTCGACAACTGTTCAGGAAGTGGAACGACTGCTGTGGCTTGCGTGAAAGAGAAAAGGCATTTTATCTGCTTTGAGAAAGATGAAACCTACTGGAAAAAATCTGTTGAGAGAGTGAAAAATGAGAAGCTACAATTAACATTATTCTAACCATGAAAAGAGTATTGATAGACAAAGACCCGTTTTCTTCCGGCACCGAGCACATACGGTTCGAGAAATACAACTGTGACCAATGCGTCAAGTCAAGCGAGCCTAAAGCCAACGGCACAAAATACACCAACTCCGACAAGGACAACATGCCGAAGTGTCCTATACAAAGGGACATCGTGACAAGAATGATCACTAAAAAGCCCATCTACAAGGAGACTTACGACATCTGCACCGAGTTTATCCTGTACGGCGTGCTTTGCCCTTACATGAAGACCGAGCGCAAAAAATACCCGAAGAAAAGTAAAAAACAAGACACAAACCAAACAACATTGGAAATATGGTAACAATCACGACTTACAGAGACGGCAATAACGACGTATCCGAAATAAAAAAAGACGGAGAGACAATCGGTTGGGAAGACCTTTCAAGGTGGGAACAGATAAACCTCTTGGACTCAATGGCAAGCATGTATAACCTTTTCAAAAAACACTTAAAAAGATAGACTATGATTGACAACGCAACAAGGGAAACCTACAAGATGACGTGCCGGCAAAGACGTAAAGACGGCACCTGCGCCAAACGGCAGGCATTGGCATCAAGCGTGCACCTCTCGCTCCACTGCGACGGCAAATGCCAAAGAATGTTCAACTACGACAAAAAACACACAAACAATGGCTAACAATCAGGCAACAATCACCCAACTTATGGGCAGCGAACAGGCAGCCCTCGACCTCTATATGAACATCATGGCGTCTTATATGCTCCTCTCAGTCGCCAACGACTACATGAACGACGCAACGGAAATGCTCGAAAAAAGAGGTCTCAAGACACAACAGACAAAATTCCTCTTCAACAACGCTCAGAAGTGGATGAAACAATACGACGAGCACCTGCAGAAACTGCTCCCGAGCAAAGGTCTCGCCTACGCCTTTATGGACGACTTCGACGAACTCAGAAAAGTCGTCGACTGCTTCATCCTCGGCCACAGCGAAGTGAAAGAAGTCGGACAACAAGACTCGGAAGGAGGCGACGATGCTGTACAAGATTGACGCACGCACATGGCTCGACCTGCCGAAATGGAAATGCCGCAAGGAGTTCGTGGACCTGTGGAACGCACAGCACACACCCAAACAAGACGTGGAACTCATCAACCGCCTCAAGGCTAAATGCGACGCCATCACCAAGGAACACGAAAAACGCCACCCCAAGAAAAAAGCCAACAAAAAAAAGACGTTGACGGCTTGATGAAAAATATTTTTCAAAAAAGTTGTACAACGTATTGAAATATTTCGTATTTTTGCATCCGTTATGGAAGAGAAAATTAAGAAAATAGAGAAAGCCGTTCTTCAGTGGTACAACATCGCCAAGGAAGAGCTGTACAGCCTGCGTGAGACCTATCCGTTGAGCGGAGCGAGAGGGATGTTCACGTACATGCTGTATAAGAACGACGTGCCCGCAGAAGACATCAAATACCTGTTGGGATACGACACGGTGAGGACGGTGTACTACAAAATCAACGCAGTGCAGTCCGAGATAAGCCACAACCACGGAAGATACCCTGTCGACGTACAGGAGATAGAAAAAATAATAGAATCGTTAAACAATTAAAAAGTAGTATTATGGCAGAAAACAACAAAGTAGCAGTTAAGAAAGACGTAGGTTCACAGGTGCTTGACAGAGTGAACCAATTATGTGAAGCGGGATTCCGCTTACCCGCCGATTACTCAGCGGCAAACGCAATCAAAGCAAGTATGTTGGTCCTTCAGGAGACCGTCGATAAAAACAAGAGACCTGTACTCGAGGTCTGCACGCCGGTATCCATTCAGAAGGCACTCTTCAAGATGGTGGTATGCGGTATGGACGTAAGCCTCAATCAGGGGTATTTTATATGCAGAGGTGACAAGCTGACGTTCCAACCGTCATACTTCGGACACATCCTGCAAGTGAAACGTCTCTACCCCAATTGGACGCCGATAGCCCACACCATCAGAGAAGGCGACGACTTCGTCTACACCATCGACCCCGAGACAGGCAAGATGAAACTCGTGAAACACGAACAGAAGTTCGAGAACCTTGACAAAGAATTCGAGGGCGCATACGTCTACCTCCCTTGCGACGACGGCTCACAGGAGCTCTATGTGATGACACGCAAGCAGATTATGAAGGCTTGGAGCAAGTCGAGTTCTCAGACCTTGCAGGTGCATAAGGACTTTGACGAAAAGATGGCCATCCGTACCGTCATCAACAGCGGATGCACAAAGGTCATCAACGCCACACCGAGAGCAATCGTCGCTCCTGACGAGGATGATGACATGCAGAACATCCATCAGCCAAACGACGAAGGTCAGTTCGCAGAGTTCGAGGAAGTGAAAGACGAACAGCAACAACTGCCCGAAGGCAAGCCGACAGACGACGGCTCAGCCGAGAGAGAGAAAGCGATGGCGTCAGGCACAGGCAGCGAGCCTATGGCGGCACAGGAAGCCCCAAGACCTAACGACGACGAGTTCTAAGACACTTTAACCATTAAATACAAATAATTATGAGTACAATTATGACAATGTTTTCAACATTCGTAGCCTTCGTAGGCGCAGTTCTGCTCATTACAGAAGCAGTAAACAAGATTTTCAAAATCGAGAACTCGACAACCAAGCTCATCATCAGTTGGGCTATGAGCATCGGATTGGCTGCCCTCGGCTTCGGTCTCCAACTCGGATTCTTCGCCGACTGCGGCGACATCACTCAGTGGCAGGGATGGGTAAAGACAGCGCTCATCGGCTTGGGCTGCGGCTTATGCGCCAATAAGATGTACGACAGAGAGGAGATTTGGCGACTGTTGGAGTGGATATTCTCCATCTTTAAATCATCGAAAAAGCTAAAATCATAAACTTTTTTTGTTGTGTTCATTGCGGAGTGGCGTGTAGCTCAGAGGGGAGAGCAGCACAACCAGTAGTGTATGTCGCAGGTTCGAGTCCTGCCACGCCACCAAATAAAAACCCTAAAATAATAATCGTTATGAAGATACTATCAGACGACAAATGGTTCGAGATTCAGACAGACCTGTCAGAACTCAAGATAGAAGTGATGACGCTGCGTGACAAGAAAGCAGAGTTGGAAAAGGAAATCGAAAGACTCAAAGGCAAGAGCTTCAACCTCAAACAGGAAGCAGACTCGCTCCGTCACTCACTCGAGATGGCTAACGAACTCATCAAGAAGTCGGGCGTGACATCAGGCAAGACCGACAAACCGAAATCCAACAAGAAAAAGGAGAAGTAACTATGACACCAAAAAAGAAACTGACAGCGGAGCAGAAGCGTTGGAGAGCCGAAGAAGACGCCTACATCCTCGCCCAAGCTCGCATCGTGGAAGCCGACGTGGAGAGATTCAACGAGGCAACAAAGGTGGCTCAGCAGAGAGCCAACAACCTCAAGAAAGAAGCCACCGAGATGCAAAAGATTGCAAACCTAAAGAAAAAGAAATAAGCGCTATGGAGAAAAGCAAGGACACCAACAAAGAATCGAGCCGCACCCAAAGGTTCTACTTTGACGAAGCCGGCAAACTCGTCGTGGAGACCAACAAAGGAGTCTACGTTGACGGTGAACAGTACGTCAAGATGTACGGCATCTTCACCTGCAACGCAAAGACTATGGGCGAGATAATCCACGCTATGAAAGGCATACCTGTGGAGATAGGCGAAAAAATCTTCCTCAAGAAAGAATCGACTGTTGTCAACCAATATGTTGGCGAAGAACGTATCATCGAAGAGACGAAAGACTACTATTGCATCCTTGACGTCGACGAAGAGAAGATTGAGGAATACAAACGTGAGGCTGCGCAGAGACTCGCAGAGCAAGAACGCAACGATTGGCTCACTGCAGAGAAAAAACGATGGATGTATAAGTATAGCAAACTGACAGAGAAAGTTGACAAAATCAACAGACTGCCTTGGTGGAAACGTATGTTCAAGAAAGTGGAGATTGAGTAATGACCGAGATTTACATTGTCAATTCGGGCAGCGTTCACGGTAACGGATACATCATCAAGTCAGGTGATGAAATCCTTGTTTTGGAGTTAGGGTGTAAGTTTCAACAATATGCAGATGTTTTATTAAATATGGGAGGATTGCAATCGGTGACTGGCTGTATCGCCAGTCACTGGTGACGAAGGCATTCTGACCACTTTAACCCGTCTACAGTAAAAGAGTTCTTGAGAAGAGGCTGTACAATAAGCGTCGGTGAAGACATATTCAATACGAATGTCGAGACTTGCGCTTGGATGGGCATTAGAGGGCTTCTAAGCGGACATCGCAACGAGATAGGGCGCTTTATTGTTCAAATTTTCAGAGCCCCGCATAACGTCGTAAATTACGGTTTTTTGATAACCACCCCGACAAAGGAGCGCATACTCTTCCTGACGGACACAACAGGAGTGAATCTCAAGTTCAAGGACATCGACTGTATAATGGTCGAGTGTAACCACGACGACGACACGCTCTTGGACAATCTCGCAAACCATGACGTGAGTATGGCGCATCCTGAGTTCCACCTCGGACTCGAAGACTGCGCCAAGTTCTGCAAGGCGAACATCTCGGTGAATACCAAGCAGATAATCCTGATACACCTGTCGAGTATGAATGTCAATCCCGACTATGCGGTCAAGACCATTCAAGAGTATACAGGCTTCAAGAACGTCTCGGTGGCTCATGCAGGATATACATACAAAATTGAAAACGATGATTTTTAAAATAGGAAACGATGATTTACGACCCAACAAGAATGATTGGTTTAAGACCAATGACGATTGATGTTGACAAACAAAAAGAAGAATTGCATTGGTATCAAAGGATGTGGCGTAATGTTCATAGATTTATCGAAAGCGACTTCTTTTTTTACACTACGATTGTATTCATTCGGATTGTTCAAATCTCGTTGTTTGTCTTGGCTTTTTACTTTATGCAAGGAGGAAGATTATGATTGAAGACTTCGAGAAATACCTATACGACAAACTCTCCGAGATGCAAGAGACAAAGGCGACGGAGAATGCGAACGTGTCACCGAATTGGGTCACGAAAACAGAAATCTACCAAGCGGTAGACAAGGACATGAAGGCCATCCTCAACGAGTGGTGGAGAGCAGGCAAGATAAAGGTTCACAAGACTATTCACGCATCGCAGAACGATTATGTGGAACTGATTAAAAAGGATTGATATGACTTGGCAGAAAAAACTCATCAAGGAAAGCAAGAGCAAGTACAACAACCAACCTGTGGTAGTGGATGGCGTGAAATATGACAGCCGGCACGAAGCACTCAGAATGGGCTACCTCAAACTCCTCGAAAGAGCAGGCGAGATAAAAGACCTCCGCTATCACGTCGAATACGAACTCATACCGCCCATCCGCAAAGAGGTGGTATGTAAAAACAAAAAAGGCACAGTATACACCCGTATCACCAATGAACCGAGAGTGTACGAAGCCGATTTCGTCTACACGATAGTCTCCACAGGCGAAACCGTAGTGGAAGACTTCAAAGGAGCGGAGACGGACCTGTTCCTGTTCAAGGCAGACCTTCTCTACTACAAATACGGCATCAAAATTAAAATAGTCAAACAGGTCAATGAGCCTGTGTTAGGAAACAAATCTTTTAACATCAAATAAATACAAGCATTATGGCAAATTACAACGGAAAAATCAACTTAGCAAGACTCGAAGGCTTCGGCAAAGTGACACTCACAGGACAATCAGGCAAGCCTACACGCTGCGTGGTACTGCCAATCGCAGAGAACCACCTCTTCGAAGGCAAGGACGGCACCTACCTCGACCTCTCAATCATCGAATCCCCTAACTCACAATACGGCGACTCCCACTTCGTCACACGTGGCAAGTCACAGGAAGAACGTGACAGGGAGAAAGCCACAGGAGAACGCCTCAGACTCCCCATCCTCGGAAACCTCAAACCTTTCGGGAGAGAAGTAGCCGAAGCACAGGAATACACCTATCAGCCACAGACAGGAGTACAGCAGGCAAGACCTGCACAACAGCCTATGCAGCCTAACTTCGAGACGCCAACCGCAGAAGACGAAGCAGACCCATTACCGTTCTAATATCAACGAACTATGAAAGTAAAAATCAAACTTTTAAACGACAAGGCTAAAGTCCCATTCAAGACTTATGAAAAGGATTTTTGCTACGATTGTATAGCAACCTCGTGCGAGGAAATTGCGCCGAACGTGTATAAGTACGGGCTCGGCTTCGCCACCGAAATTGTAGCCCCCGATTTTGGGCAAGAACGATATATGTGCGTATCCATAGACGCAAGACCTCGTTCTTCAATATGGAAGACGGGAATGATATTGTCCAACTGTGAAGGCACGATTAACTAAAAAAAATATAAAAACATAATAGATTTGAATATTGAACATCAAGTCGTGGTTAAACAGGGTGAATTGCTGGAAAATCCAGAGGTGGACAATCAGCAGCCAAGCATTTATAGAAATATATATGTGGGTTCAACGACTAATAGCCGAGACTTAGCGGATAATGCCGAAGTCGGTAATGCTGACACGAGCGCCCTGCCTTTCTTTTATGAAAGTGAAGATATAGTCTGAACTGCACAAATAACCTAAAAATGAAAGTGCAGAATTACGGGATAAAGAGCCTGTAAGATAACATATTGAGATGAAGATTATCGTGGCGAGGTATCGGCGGTGTTCTATCACGTGATGCCTAATATGCCTCGATATCAAGTGGGCGACAAGATTCTCCAAATTAAGTTGGGATTAACTCCGACTATAGAATTTGAGGTTGTCGACGAATTAAGCGATACCGCCCGAGGTGCAGGCGGTTATGGTTCAACAGGTAAATAATAACTACTATGACAAAAGAAGAAAAGAAATTCCTCAAAGAGGTGAAACAAGAGGAAAACTACCTCAGAAACCAACTGCTCGAACTCCACGAAACACTCGAAGAGTACGACACACACGACGAAAACGACGAGTGCATCTCTATGATGATGGACTTCACAGAACAGGATATGTACAACGCAGCAAGCATCTGCTTCTCCATCTGCTCCAACTATGCCGTAAAACACGACATCCTCAACGAGAAGAACGCCAAACAGAAGATTACGATGTTCAAAAACGTACTGCAAAACACCTTCGGTCTCAACATCGACAAAGAGGCTCAGATACAGCAGGTGCTGGACGCAGCGATACCCGAATGACACTATGTCGCACTACGTCGGAAAAATCAATCTAAGTGCCCTTATCGGAGTGAAACTCGCCGATGTCAATATCGACGGAGAGGAGAAGAAATGCCTCGTGATACCGATACAGGACAACGACATAATCCATTGGAAAGACGAATGGCAGCTTTGGTTCAGGGCTTTCTACTACAAGGAGCCCCGAACCAAATTCACCCACTTCCTGATGAAGTTCATACCCCAAAAGGACATCAGCAGAATGTCGTCGAAACAGATAGAACAGTTCGCCAACCACTCCATCGGAGCGATGAAAAAGACGGGTTATGAAGCGGAAAACGAATTAAAAGATGGCGAATAAAGAAATTTTTAGTATTTTTGCAAGGTAATTCTTAAACCACATAGCTATATGGAAAAAATTGAAGAAAGACTATTGCAGGACGCCCTCAAGCAGGCGCACCTGACACAGCTGCCCAAGGCGGCTACAAAGAACACCGTTTGGATTGAAGGCATCGCCAAGATTCGCAAAGCCAACAACAGCATTGCCTATGGCATCGTGAAACGCAATCCTGACCTCACACACAGAGTGACATACATCAACGGCGACATCTTTTCCATCACGGAGATTGAAGAGGTTTATCCGTATGTGACTCTCGACAAGTCATACATCAAGACATTCACATCCAAGGAGAAAGAGGCGGCGAGAGCCAAC